TAAATTGCCAACTCTTTAAATGTAGTAAACGTGCTAGGGTCACGAAGCAATAGCTCCTGTTCCTTCTTTTTGCGCTCTCGCAATTCCTTAGCATTCAAATTGATTTTTTCTAATTCAGCTCGTCGATCTTGTGCCAGCTTTCTAAATTCGGCTTCAAAGCTGTGACCACATAGAGGACATTCATGACAGCTAGCTAAAATTACTCCAAAGCATTCCGGACAGGTCTTAATTGCTGGTCCATCACTACCTCCCTCTCTTTGTGGGTGTTTTGCTCGATCTTCTAGCGTCCAATCTCTGTCAGCATTGGGTAAGCCGAACCGAGTAAAGTTGCCAACTTGGTCGATAATTATTGCATCTTTATCAGATTGGTATCTCATGCACCTCATAGATTGCTGCAAGTACACTACTAAGCTCTCTGTCGGTCGAAGTAATACTACACAAGAACAATCTGGGACATTAAACCCCTCACTAATAAGATCGCAATTGCAAAGAACCTTAATCTTGCCTGATTTAAAATCATTCATTATTCTGTCACGTTCATTTGCAGGCGTTTTACTATCTGCTTCATAGGCGCTAATATTGGCTTCTCTGAAAGCTTTTGCTACTTCCTTGGCAAATTGTACTGAGTGACAATAAACTATTGTCTTGCGTCCATTAGCAAACCTCTGCCAGCTTTTTATAATGTCTCCTCGGATAATTGTTTTACCAAAATCATCGAGTGATTTACTGGTATAATCTCCACCTGAACCACGCTTTAATTTGCTATCATCGCCTAATCGGTAACCATACATAGTAAATGGTGCAAGCTTATGATTCTGGATTAACCATTTAACTTTTGGGCCTTCAATCATTGCTGAATAGATATCTTTAAAGCCTTTACCAGATAACCGCCAGGGGCTACCCGTAAAGCCCAATCTGGGCACATCTGAGTAGTAATTGAATATTTTTAGATAAGTTTTAGCTCTTGAGTGTTGAGACTCATCTACAATGATTAAATTAGGTTTTGGTAGGTAGTTTAATCTGTTAGCTACTTTGCCAACCGTCATAATCGTGCAATTATTTAAGTTAACGCCTTGCTTAATGAAGCTATCCTTAATCTGATTTACTAGCTCTTTTCTGTGAACAAAGAATAAGACCTCTCCACCTTTTTCAGTTGTCAGTCTAGCTATTTCGGCAATTACTACTGATTTTCCGCTACCTGGGAGGAGAAACTACTAAGACGCCCTTATTACCATCTGCAAGAGCCTTACGTGCGCCATCAACAAGTTTTTGCTGATAGTCATATAGTTTCAACATTTAGACCACCTCCCAACGATATCCTCTTAAAAGAGTCTGATGTTTTATTGCATAAGATATGCTCTGTCGCGGAATTCCTGTTTCTTTCTCAGCATCATGCAGTGTAAAGTAGTGCTGCTCTTCTTTGTTTGGAGCTATTCTCCTGATATGCATGCCTTGATCTTCACGCACTCTTTGTTTTCGAGTACCGTAATTAGCATTTTCTTTTTGAGTCACCCATTCTAAATTTGAAGCAAGGTTATTAAGCCTGTTTTCATCTTTGTGGTTAACCTCTGGCTTGTGCATTGGATTAGGGACAAAATATTGAGCTACTAATCTATGAATTGAAAATTGCCTTTTCTTTCCTTTCCTGGTTCTTAAGCAAACTCTTAAATATCCTGAATTGCTAATTTGCGTTTTTAAAATTTGCAAAGTTTTAGCATTTCGAATTTTTCATATCTATTTTCCAGTTGCTTTATTTTTTTCCAATTTTCCTGGAGAAATAAACAGTTCATTTGCTTTGCATCCTTTTCTATCATCCAACCGGTTCTTTGCATAAGTATCAATAGAACCTTGCAAAATGACTCCCCGTTCTCCGGACTGCGGTTTTTGAATCATTCGTCCAACTAAATCACAGTTGCCCATCAAATAATCTCTAGGATTAGGTCGAATATCGGGGCCATATTGCATAAACTCTTGACCGCTTGGATCAGTAACTTTTGTTTGAGCTTCCCATGCAGTGACTAGAATATTGATATTCCAGCTAAAGCATTTAGCAATAAATCTGGTAATGAGTGTAGTCCATTCGTTGTAGTCAGATATTTTATTGTCTAAGCCTGTTCTGGTCTCTCTAGCTTTTTCAATGAAGAAAAGCTTTTGCAAATTACTGATATTATCAATAACCAAGTTATCGTACTTATCTGGTTTGAAATCTTTTACAAAGTCTGCTAGGTCTTCAATTGGCTTTTCTGGTTCAATATGCCATAGTGGTTTTCCTTTCCAGAAATCAATTCTGTGGAAGCTTTCATCAAGACTAAGCAGGTAAGTTTTCCCTTTTAAGTATTTACTCAAAGTGGTTTTACCCACACCTGGAACACCATATACAAGCCAACGATACTTAGTACCTTTATCCTCGTCCCATTTAAATGCCGGCATTAGTATTCATCTACTTTCTGTTTGTCTGCTATTTTTCGCAACTTAGCAAGTGCTTCATCATAAACTGCTCTAATCGTGACAATAAATTGTTCTTCTGGTTTTCCATGAAAACTATCTAGATTATCCGGACGCTTGCTTTTTAACCATCTTTTTGCTTTACCGATATAACCATTGTTTTGCTTGAGCGCCTCTTCAACTAATTTATTGGGCCATTCTTTGATAGCTTGTTCAACATCGTATTGCCACTTTCTAAATTCATCACTCATTGCTTAAATCCTCCATGTGGTAGCAATCTGTTAGAATTTCCATGAGATAATCTTGTGACCAACCGTTATCAATTGCGTCTAAAATCTCATCGAAGAAATTAAATTCAGTTGTATCCATTTCATGAGTAAGATCCGATACACCTAGCAAATGTAATCGATAATTTAAAAACTCTGCAGGAGTATGGAAATCTGAATCTAACACATTCGAATTGTTGCTAATGATGTATAAATTGTTACCACACCATACAGCTAGTGAGTCAGTACCTTTTAATCGATTAATGCGTTCCATGTTTTCGTTATCATGAATTGCGCTTAGTAGTTCTTTGCCTGTTTTTGCTTCCACGGTTCTACCACCTCTCTATATTTGTAGTATGCGTTACTGCATAATAGCTTTGCTTCATTACTTTCTTTTAAAGGATTGGTATGCTTGATTCCTTGCAGTAAATTACTTATTTTTTTCATTTTTTCCTGTACCTCAATTCGTTATCACACATTAGAAAGACGACTAAAGTTAGGGTGAAAATATCTAATGGAATTTGTAACATTTTACTTGCTAAACCTAAAATCATCGTGATAACTGCAGACCAGGTTGTTCTATATATATTTTCTTTCATAAGACCTCTTAAATATTTGGAAAAATTGCATTGTACATGACAAATGTGAATGCTACTAAAGCTGTAATTGCAGCACTCATTGTAAGAATTTCAGTCTCGCGTACTGTGAAACGAGTACCCATAAATTTGTTAATCTTGCTGTTAATCCACTTACTCATCTTTTTACTCCTAAGCTAAACCAAACTGGTCATTATAGATCTGCTGTGACTTCCACTCTAGGAACTCTTCAAATCTCTTAGCCTTAACGTGACATCTACGCTGGCTCTCCATTACAATTGCATCTTTATACGGAGACACTAAACACTCCTCGCGTCTTCTTCGCCACGTTGAGTATGACCAGTCATACTTCTTTTCAACTTCCTTAGGCGTTAAAATATCGCTCATTTTAGGCACCTCTAAATCTTGAAATCCTTGATAATACTTAAAATAAATTGATTACTTTTTGGACTTTGAATTCGTCCAGAAATATAATCTGTTGCTTCTTGTCGACCCAAGCCATATACCTTTGCTAAGTCAGCAATACTAATAGAATTTTCTTTAATGTACTTTTTTACTAATTCTCGTCCCGGCATTGTTGATGGCATTCTATTCACCTCACTCTTTACTTCACTAAAAATCCATATTGTTCAATCTGTTGAATTGCTGCATCAGTGTATAACCACTCTGGAAAATCACCGTTTTGAATCCACTTACCAAAACGATTGCTTTCTGGAACTGGAGCCTGCAACTTTAACTTTTGCGCCATCTGCTCCACTCCCCAGCCATTAGTTCCAAACATTTTGCCTACTTCATTTGCTGTGTGGAAGTTCTTGGGTTCAGGCTGTTTTTCTTTCACTGGTTCGCCAATCAAGTCATTTGCAATTTGAGTTAGTAACTCTTGCTGCTTTTTGGTATCTTTCATTGATTTAGCAACTCGATAAAGTAAGCTTGCTTTTCTGGTCTCAGCATTTTGTCTAGAAATTTCAATGCGTTCTTTTTGCATTAATTTTGGACGTTCGCTTTGATTTCTAATTTGTTGTTCCATTTTGTTGAAAGCTTGAATGTACTTAAGCTTAAAATCTAAAGCTTTCTTACCTGTAAAACTCATAGCCAATAATGTGAACCCATCTCGGTTCATGTAGATCATTGGCTGTTCATGACCTTGTTGATTTATATAAGTGCTTTCGAAGAACATTTTTTCGACTGCTCCATTTTGAGCAGTCAAATTTCTAGCTCGTTTTAATACATTTCTATGCTCTTTTTCGAATGATTCAGCCACTTTCAAACTATCCGTCACAGCTTGACGATCTTTCATAATTACTAAATTATTCAAAGTTGTTTCACCTGCCATTTCTTATTTATAAAAATCCATGTAATATTTAAAAAGAGAAATTTGCTCCTTGTTTGGCTCTTTATATCCACGCTCAAGGTCTGAGATGGTATGGTTAGACATTTTCAACTGATAAGCTATATCAGCTTGCGTCCAGCCATGTTTTTTCCTCCATTTAATAAATTCAAGAATGAAATTGTTAACATTTTCCTTAGCCCTAAGCCCATTGCAATATGGACATTCTTTAGTTCCCCAAATTAAGTCAGAAGGTGATCTATAAAATTCATGGTTACAACTTTTAGGCTTAAACTTAACTTTTGCTTTCATGCCAGCGTATTCGGATAAAATTTCAATATTATTATCTTTGCAAAATTTAATTAATCTTCTTTCTCCTCTACTTCTGAAACAGTGAACACAATGGTAATGATCTAAAACTACGCTACCTGCTCTAACGGTCCACAATTTGCCACATTTCTTGTGGTAAAAAGTTACGCTATATCTACAGCCCCTGTAATCAGTTAGTAATTCATAGTCTTCACCTAAGTAAGAAGCCTTTTTAAGGAACCAATCATTAGAATGGCTATGTTCTCGACCATAATTTATAAATCGCTCATGATCGTGAATTTCTCTCTTGCCTAATTCCATTTGATATTCAGCTCTTTTTCAAAATCACTTGTTTTAGGAACTTTAATTACTTCGCTAAAACCCAAAAAATTATCCGTATCATTCCTAATGAAGTAAGCTTCTTTTGCTTCTCGACTGAGCGAGTCACATTGAACTGCTGCTCCATTCATCCCTCTGATTGCCATGTTAAAGAGCAGAAATGGAATTGCTCGATCACTTAGCTCTTCAACCTGATACCAGTAGTTTCGTGGATCATAAGTAATCCATGCTAATTTACTAAATCTTTCATCGTGCAGAAATCTTCCATCATGTAGACGTACTGGATCAGTTCGGCAATCTTGCCACCATCTAGTTATTAAAATTCCACCTGTTCCGGCTGTCGGTTCATAGTAGTAACCATTAGTTTTAGAAGTTAATTCATTAAGTAAGATTGCAATGCCATCAGGAGTAAAATCTTGTTTCTTCGACTTTCGTTCTGCTTGTTCATCCTCAAAGTATTCATGAAACCAATCAAAACTTAGATCGGTTGATACTTTCAAAAACTTTTTGAAAGTTGCTACTCTCTTGTTATCATCAAGCATTAAGTTAAGTAATCTATCAGGAGCTTTATAGGCATCATCAATACCTAAGATCTGATTAACTGTTTCAACATCAAACTGCATCATATTAAGCACCTAACCCTGTCAAAATTGTCATCATTTTGTTGTTATCACGCTCTTGAAGGTCATCAAGCAAGTGGATATAAACTCGTTGTGTCGTTTCAGTATTTCCATGCCCTAACCTTTTAGCCACCGATTGAATTGATACGCCTGCTGAAATTAAAAGGGATGCATGCGTATGCCTTAAACCATGAATAGAAATTCTAGGAACATCGGCTTTTTTGCAAAATCTAGTAAGTTTTTGATTCAGAGTCGAATTGTAAATTCGCCCATTTTTACTCTGTAATTTATTTAGCCAAAATGGTTCATTTTCCTTATATCCTTGCATCATACGTTGGAGGATATTAGCTGTTTGCCAGTCAATCGTTATCACACGATTTGAATACTTATTCTTAGTGGGCTGGAATTCTCCAATCTTTTCTTTATAATTCCAAGTTTTATTCACATAGAGTGTTAAGTTTTTTAAGTCGATATCTTTTGGAGTAAGCCCAAGGATTTCAGCAAATCTCAAGCCTGTTTTTAAATCAAATAGAAACATTAGAGCTTCAGGTGAATCATCTTTTTCAAGTACTTTTACTAGTTTTGATACTTGATCTGATTCAAGATATTTAAACCTAGTTTCTTTATGTTTAACTTGCGAAGTAGCATGGACTTTATAAGTGGGATCTTTTGCAATCCAGCCTTCATAAACTGCATCCCTTAATGGAGCTTGGATATGATGCAAAAAATCTAAAACAGTTGGATATTCGTGTGTTTTACCATATTCATTGATTAATCTTTGAACGTCAGCTCTAGTCATGTCTCCAAGATCTAAATCAGGCACAAGTTCCTTCAAGCGCTTTTCAACTAAATAATATTTATTAAGTGTTACTGGTCTAATCTGTCCCACTTTGTACGTATCCACCCATTCTTTGAAGTATTTATAAAACTTTATGTGCCTTACTTTGCTCGGCAATTATTCTCACCTCGTCTTCTTTCTTGCAATTGTTAAACAAGCAATAGATAGCCAATACACGTTATAATTCCTATAAAGATGTAATAAGGTAAGCCAAGAGCAGTCCCAGTTATTCTTTTAAAAACTAATTGATCTAATGAAATAACAATAATATCTGCTATTAAAATCCAGGTAAATTGTGTCATGTTCTTGAATTCCTTATTTTAAAAAATCTTTTTCAGAGCTATTTAGTAGATACACACTATCGTAAGTAATAGGCTTATCTCGATTTTGATATTTTCGTCTAAGCTCGAACTCTTTATATGGACCTACTGGAATTTCAGTTAAGACTTTTCTATTAATCAGTTCTTGAAGTAATCTTTGAGAACTGATTTTTTGGATTGTATTATCAATGTTCCTAGACACGCCTGAACAATGATCTAAATAGTTATCATAGGATTTTACAAAATCTTTAAATGATATTGGCTCACTGAAAGTCATCCCTTTAAATGGATCTTTCATTGTTTTTTGTCTCCTCTCAACTCGTCTAAGCTGACATGCAGTGCGTCAGCAATTTTACAAGCATTTTTAAAACTCATCTGTGCTTTCCCATAGTGATAGTTATCAATCGTTGTTTTAGGAATTTTAGATAGCCTAGACAAGCGATATGTTGTAATTCCTTTAACTTTTAATATTTTTTCTACTTTATTCCACATATTTCGTACCCATGAATTTGCAACATACTATATCTAGTATTAAAATATGATTATTACTTTTTTAACGAAAGGAGGTTCAAAATGAATATCGAAGGCTTAGACGATATGCAAAATTCTTTAAATAAGATTTCTAGCAATCTTGAATCACTAAAAGGAAAAAATACTGTAAATCTAAAAGAGATTTTTACTGATCCATTCATGCAACTCTATACTCAATCTGAATCTTTCCAAGCTTTTTTAAATGATCTAAATGTATACACTACTTCCGACTTTGAAAAATTACCGCAAGAAGAATTAGACTCAAAAGTTAAAGCAGAAACATCATTTAACTCATTTGATGAAATGCTAAAGAAAGCAACTAACCAATATTTAAAGAAACGCATTTTCGGTTAAAATTATTTAATTTCATATTTAAATTTGAATTGATTTATTTCGTTCAAAGTTGTCCTAAGATCAGTAGCTTGTTTTGCTGCTCTATTCAATAAATTGCTTAGGTCTTTAATATTATTGTCTAAATCAATCAAATTTAGCC